CATATATATTAACGTCACCGAAAAGACGTGTTGGTGCTAAATCTGAATCCATTACTCTTTTGCAAGAATTAAAATGTATAGAAAAAATTCAGGCAAGATAACCTAATAAACCACCAATCACCCCCCCACCGGAGATTACTTAAAATAACGTATGGTAGCCGTTCATTGTACGCTACTAAACACTACAGTTTACTCTACTTCTTTAAATCGATAGAACTTGGAAGTATTAATCGGTACCGGAAGTTTGAGCCCTTGACCTGTCAGATGATTAGCCGGTCTCTGTTGAAACTCGCCACGATTCTCGCAAATTATTATATCTTTTGAATTGGAAATGTTGATAATCGATTTTAGAATAATCGTATTTATTTTCACGAATATTTTTAATAATTCGTAATAAATTCTTCTGCGGTTTTTTAATAATCATCTATCATTACTCAATTCATTTTTTTTATTTGTTAATTACAATGTTAGACTTTGTAATTAATTTTAACAATATATTTAACTGCCTGCCAAGTAAATACGAGAAATATAATTTAAAGAATGTAAAAGAATCTCTTGAAAATTTATCTAAAGACGCAAAAATACGTGTTGTATTATCACGTATATTAAATGGAACATTTGATTTTGTTTTCCTAAATCAGATATCAACGCAGTCAAGTATTATGACTTTAGGGAAAATGGATTTCACGAAACCTCAGAAAATTAAGTGTCATATAATTCCAATATATCTCGATAATATTCCTGTATATAGTCTAGTACTTGCATCTAGAAAGTCTTTGAAAGAACCACAAAAGGATTTGATCGAATTATTAGCGGGTGTTTTAAAATCTTGATATAATTAGCGAACGTGTTTAATATGTTTGCGAGAATTTAGAATATTAAATAATAGTTTGTAATACGATTCTTGTATAATCTGTATCTTGTCAGTGAGATCTGTTCGAGTCTGTAATGTATTGTGAAAATTCCTGTGGAAGCAGAGAATTATTTTTGCCAAAACGTACAAATAAAACATATTTGTGGCTTTGCTTGTCGATCTCATTAATAAAATTGTTTATATTAATGAACAAAATTGGCGAACCCTGTCAAATGCAGGTGGGAACATCCTATAGTTTTGTAATAAAATCGGTGAGAAGATGAATGTGATTACTTAACAGGTTTTAGGCTCGAACAGAAAGCGGATGTTAAAAATATATGACCTTGCGTGAAAATTAAGCACGACCAATCATCTTTTTCATTTTCATTTTAATATCATCCATCATTCCGAATTTTTCCTTCTTAACAGGAGGAAGTCCTAGTTTCTTGCGGATGTCATCAATGACATCAAACTTTTCTGGGAAGGCCATTTGATATAACACACGAAGTGCCTTGGCTACTGCTACGAGAAGTAGCAGAGCAACAATGGCGAGGATGGCAAGGTTAGCTTGGTGAGGAAGGCCGAGCGGTGCAAGTTTCATAACGAGATCGTCTAATGTCATTGTTATTTTTACACAAGAAAATAATAAAAAATTATAGTTACTTTAATAATGTCGGAAACCCAAAGACTCTGTAGTTTATTTTGTGCCATTTGATTATGGTTTGGTTGATTTTTCATCCGAATCTTTAGAAATACACTCTTATATGAATGTTAGATTTTTGCTGAAATTGTCAGTGATGTTATTCTCATTTTATATATACCGATTCATTTTTTTTATAAATTTACTGTATAAAATATATTGATATCTACAAAAAGACTATATATTGCTTTCGGCAGACAATCTTTAATTTCGTGATGGGATGGCAAAACACTACTTAGTATTAATTCAGACGCTGTTTGGTAATCTATAATTTCTTTTTGCTGTCTCCAATTTACACTATTATGAAGATTTGTTAAAAAAATTATGAAAGACTCTTTCGAAAATAACGTCCTTTCCCACACTGTATCATGTATAAAACTAACGTAGTGCTGTCTACACCCCTTACATGGAAGATATTTTCCGAGGTCTGTGAATAATTTTTGAATATCTGATTTCTGAAATTTTGAGAAATTTTGAGCTATAACATTTAAACACTTCCATGTAATAGGTCCAAATGAATAAGCCATTACTGTTAGCCTGTAAAATCTGAAAGAGTGTATTTATTGTTGTTATGTAAAGTCAAAAATATTATGTATATAAATTTCAGATCGTTTTTCTTCGAAATTCGGCAATTTTAACTACTGGATTACTGACAGAAAACGATCTAATAACTTTAAGAGTGTTTTTACTAATTTTTTCAATATCTTTTTTATATACTTTTATAACAATTACTATAAATAATATAATAATTATTCCTAGAATTATTCCAATTACAGATACCATATTTGTAAAAAACCATTCTAAAAAATGAAATGGTACGTCGTTCGAATATCCTGCTAAATTCGGCCATACACAGTTACGTTTTGTCATTTTTGCTTCTTTAATTAATTGTAGTTCGTCAATTCCAATTACAGATACATACCATCCATTCATTCCAAATAAATCAGTATTTTTTGAATAAGCATATAAGTATTTTGCCGTCTTTATCTCCCATCTATTTAAATCTTTATTGAAGAATATATTTAAACGCTCATTATTATAAATATTATATCCTTCATATAATAATTCATTAATTTTGTAGTAATATCCGTTTGGTGCATTATAAGTATTTACAATGTCTCCATCATTAAATTCTACATCCGTATCTTTGCAAGGAGGCTGTAATGATTTTGCAGAACATCCTTTGCTGTGCGCTTTATTATTTATATTTTTTATATCATCAATACTATACCCCTTTCTACTACCAATTTTTGTCGTAATTGATTTTTTTGGAGTTATTACTGGGATATTTGGATTTTTATTAAATTGCCAGCGACCATACATCATACTACTAGAAAAATCAAAATCACCAATTGTTAAAATATCATTTTTTTCGAATTGTGAAGTTTGATCAGATACAATATTATCCGTGTTGATACTTATAAAATCGTCTCTGTCTGGTCGTTTCATAGTATGGTTAAGTCCTAGTATATGTCCTAATTCATGAACTATTGCATACATATCACAGTATTTGCTTAGAACAACTTCCACGGTAGGTTTTATTAATTGTATCAATTGATTTTCGCCTTGTCCTAATGCTGTCGTATAACATCCATCACCATTTTTAAACAAAATATAGTGTAATTCGTCTATACGTGGTGTGAATGAATAATCAGTTGTTGTAGAGACATACTTTATAGCTTCTAACACTACATTTGGATATGTTACGGAATTATCAATAACATACGGAATAATACAGCCCCATACAATAGGAATTATAAACCCACTATTCAATGGTTTTATTTCTTGTTTTTTTAAAGTTTCTGGAATTCCTTTAATAGTATTATTAAAAGTTATTGTCATTTATTTAACAAAATATTTTTAATTGAATTATCATTTTTCTGAAAAATTGTAAAAGAATATATCTCTGGATCTTTGTTTATTATTTAAAGTTATTGTATAATTATTCAAAGCAAGCCATTACTGTTATCAGATAAAAACTGAAAAGAGTGTATGAAATGAATGTTAAATGGTGTATTTATTGTTATTGTTATTATGTAAATGTATGCGAATGCCAAAAACTGAAAAGATGCTACAAATAACGATGACCTCTGTATCTTGTGCGAAGAATTTATAGTTACGGTCATGATAAATAATATAACTGGTAATATTCTGATGGAGCCAGAAACTGAAAGTGCTTGAAAACTAATTATCGTGCGTTTTTTATAAAAATTATTTTCTTGGCTTAACATAACCACAATGGCCGGAGGTCTTTCACAATTAATCGTTTACGGAGCACAAGATGTATTTCTTACAGGAACCCCACAAATTACTTATTTCAAGGCGAAGTACCTTCGTCACACTCACTTCGCCGTCGAGGCGATTGAACAGCCTTTCACTGGCAACCCAGACTTCGGACGTCGTGTTCAAGCCACTCTCGCTCGTTCCGGAGATCTTGTTGGCCGTGTCTACCTAGTCACATCCCTCCCAGCCGTTACAGCTGCTGCTGCCACAGTCAGTTCCGGTTTCTCATGGGTTAAAGAACTTGGTCACCACATCATCCGTTCAGTCCAGTATGATATTGGTTCTCAGATCATCGACAAGCACTATGGTGAGTGGCTCTCGATTTGGGCCAGTCTAACTCTTCCGGCTGGTCAAGCAGTTGGTTACGCTAATATGATTGGAAATGTCGCTGCTATGACTGGTGTCATCGGTGGTTCCCACGCAGTTGCCGCCGACGCTGTTATGCCCGCCAAGCGTCTATACACTCCTCTTCAGTTCAGCTGGAACCGTCTGTCAGGTCTTTATCTTCCAGTCATCGCCCTTCAGTACCACGATATCAAGATCACCGTTGAGTTCAAGACTTTCAATGAGTGCCACCGTGGTGCAGCTGTAGCCGTCCCCCAATTTTCTGATTGTTCGCTCCTTGTCGACTACCTCTTCCTTGAACGTGACGAGCGTACCAAGTTTGCCCAGCATCCCCACGAGTACCTCACCGAACAGGTTCAGTTCAACTCGGAAGAGTCTCTCACAGCATCCAGTTCTACTATCCGTTTGAATCTGAATCACCCTTGTAAAGAGTTCTACTGGTTCGTTCGTCGTGATGACGCACACGACTCTTCCAGTTACGCCAGCCGTCTGTTACAGGATCACACAAATTACACAACAATCGCCGCTTCTGCCGCCGGTGTTAACCCCATCGCTACTGCGCTGATTCGTTTCAACGGTAACGACCGTTTCGCACCCCGTGACGGTGACTACTTCCGTTATGTTCAGAAGTATCAGTACCATACCAACACTGGTGCCGAGGGTCTTAACTCGTTCTCATTCGCTCTTACTCCAGAAGAGCATCAACCAAGTGGCACGGTTAACATGAGCCGTATCGATACCGCCACTCTCAACATCACAACTGTTGCTGCTATGGCTGGTGTCCCCGCCAAGATTTCGGTGTATGCTTTCAGTTACAATGTTGTCCGTATTAATGGTGGCATGGGTGGGCTCGCGTTCTCGAACTAATTCACCCATACCCTTTATATACCAACAAAAAAATATTCATCGAGAAATTTTCTCGTCGATTAATAAAAACTGAATTGCAATTTATAACAAATGACCGATCAAACTGCTATATGTAATGGCTGTAAGCCAGCAAATCGCCCAGGAGTTCCAAAACCAATTACTATGTTTTTAGATGAAAATGGTAAAAAATTTTCGACATGTACTCGTTGCAGAAATAAGGGGAAGAAATATAACATTGGTCGTGACGATCTTAAAATGAAAAATAAATTATTGTGTCTTGTAGATTGTGCAAAAAACTATAATATTCTATGGGATCCTTCACTAACCGACTCAATTGCTATAAAATTAACGCAAAGTAAATGTTATTATTGTGAGTTCATTCCATTTGGTTATACTAATATTAATGGTAACCAGCAAAATGACGGAGATTCATGTACAATTAATCGTTTAGATCCATCTATTGGTTACACTATTGATAATTGTGTTGGGTGTTGTTCTACTTGTCGTAAAATGATTGGTAGTCTAGATACTATTACATTTATTAAAAGATGCAAACATATAATAGGAGTAGAACAAAACGAAAGTAGTTTCCATAGAACAAATCAACAAAAAAATACATTTGCATCATTTATTAAAGGAGCTACACTTAGAAACATTGAGTTTGATTTGGAGTTATCCGATGTCACTCGATATTTTCATGAAAAATGTGAATTTTGTGAAATAGAAAATTGTAATGGTATGGACCGCTGGAATTCAGATCTTGGTTATACTATTTCAAATGTTATTAGTTGTTGTTCCGAATGCAATATTATGAAGAAAGATATCGCCGGCAAGACTTTTATAGATATGTGCAAGAAAATAGCATGTAAATTCGATAAATTGCCAGAATATCTAGGGAGTACTATTAACAAAAGTAGATATCAGTTCGATAGAAATCCCATCGTTCAGACAATTGATATTTCGAAGAGTACGATTACCAACCAACATGCTACAATTCCGTCACAGTCATCCACAAGAACATACGAAAAAGGGACAAATCTTCCCGAAAATTCCGGCATTAACCCAGAAGACATTCCATTGTACTGTTATTATGACCAAAAGAATGATGGATTTGTATATAATAAGAAAGGTACTCCAGGAAAAAAATCGTTTAATAAAAAGAAAACTCTTAAAGAACGATTGCAAGTTATCGTCAATTTCGTAAATAAAAGCAATGAACCAGTTACAAGTACTGCAATACAACAACTAAAACAAAAGAAGACACAACAAGAAATTATGAAAGATAAATTTGTAAGATTTTCACCAGAACAGTTGAGTATTCTAATGGAAATGAAAAATAAAGTTTCTACTGATTACGCATCAAAACAAATTAAAGAACATCTAGGAATCTATTTAGAACGTAGTCACATTAGTAAGTTTTGGGAAGGTTTGGTCGAATTACCAGACAAAATCACTTCATTACCAGAATACAAGACGATGGTTGCCTTAAAGAAATCAAGAGTTTATGACTAAAATTTAAAGAAATCTGAATTAAACATATTTAATTACGTAAATATTATGAATCTCTTTATATTATCAAAAAACCCTGTTGAAATTGCAATGTGGATGACCGATAAACATATAGTAAAAATTATACTAGAAGCAGTACAAATGTTATGTTGTGCATATCAAATTGTTTTACCTTGTAAAGACGCTACTGGTCTTTACAAGATTACACATAAAAATCATCCAGTATCTAAATGGGTTAGAAAATCTCGTGAAAATTTCTTATGGACTCTTGACCTCTGTGATGCTATGCATGATGAATGGCGACATAGGTATAATCATCCAATAACTAAATTTCACAAGTCATATCTCATTGCCATGCAATTGAGAGTTAATTGTCCAGATGCAAATTTATTTCCATCATCGGGTCTTACACCATTTGCACTTGCAATGCCAGACATTTATAAATTAGAGTGCCCGTTCGAATCTTATAAAGTACATTATCAGTCTCCGAAAAAACAGAGAATAGCATCTTGGAAGAATAGGGAGAAGCCGAAATGGTTTATATTGAATTAATTTAATTACATATATAAATGCCTTATATTATTAGAAAGGTACGTAGTAAAGATTGTTTTACAGTTACAAATAAAATTACCAAAAAAATTCATGCAAGATGTACAACTCGTGAAAAAGCTGAAAAACAAGTTAAATTACTTAGGGCAGTGGATCACGGTTTCAAACCTAAAAAGAAACGCCATATGGGCAAGAACAACTGAGGTGATATTATTTAAATATAGACGGTTTCTTATGGGTCTTCCAATAACGGTCTCTGCGTTCTTCTAGTTTTCGTAAGTAATGATAATACATCGGATCTTCATTAAGGTGCGCTATAACAATTTTGGCCGTGATTGTATGACTTCCGTGAGTAATATTATGATGTTCAAGTTCAGCATTTAATCCAAACAGAAAATCTTTAATAGGAATTACATCTAGATTAATATTAAATTTATCGGCAAGTTTTTGTGCTGTTTCTTTGTTTATCGCCATTATTATTACACATTATAAAAAAATGAATTGCATTACGTAACTATAATGGGTGGTTGTCTATCAAATTATCAAAACACAGTACCCCCAACTTCTTTTAGATTTCGCTATGGTATGTTTGGGCGGATTAATTTGAGTATCGACGAGGTATGTGTGTGCGATGCCTGTCGGGTTTACAGACCGTCGGTAGATTCCGAATTAAATACAAAAAAAATCCTTAAGAAATATACGGATACACCAAGACCAGACGTAATTAATTAGTCTTGTAGAACAAACAAAGTTGGCGATCTCGTCGACGTACTCGTCGACGTACTTGACGAGTCCATACGAGCCTTACTCATCATTCCACCAGCAAATCTATATTCTTTCCCAGTACTCTCGTCAATAAAACTACGTTCTAAGGGGAACATTCTGGAGATATCTTCTTCATTTAATACTAGTCGTACCGACTCTAATGTTATACCTTGGCTTGCCGTGCGTTCGTATAGATCACTTTCAATTTCAATTGTAACCATATGATATTCTATATGCGGAATTCCGAATGAAAATGGTCTGAACGTATGAATTATGTCTGATGGTTTTAATGATTTGGTCATCATATGTTGCCCTCCAATTTCCATCTTGACTGATTTAGCCTTTCCATAAATTGTAAAATGTGATATTATATTCCTTTCCATAGCTATCTCGTATTTGTATATTCCATGAGGAGAACAAATCCCATATTCTCTTAAAGTTCTTTGCCCGCATTCAATGTTGTTGATATCTGGATCGGATGGATAATTACAGAGATATTCAGAAGATTGTTCGTTTCTAACTTCTTCGATGTTACTCGCCATTGGTGTATTTAGATTACAAAAGTGTGGGTTAATTGGAGTGTTATCATTTTTATAAAAACGGCCATCATAAATATGATTGGAATCATTAAATAAAATTTCGTTATTACAAAGATTATTACGATCGTGGCGGGATAGATATAATTGATTACTACCCACTTTAATATTTCTGTTATTTCCAGTTATATAAACTTCTAGATCTTCATTCATAAGTGCTATAGTAGGAATACCATAAACAAATGGGTTAATTTTTACGTTACTTGTGTTATATATTTGTGCATGAACGATAGTTCCTCCAATCCTTATAACGACTTCAAATACTTCCTCGGTTCCATTAACCGTAATGACTTTGATATATTTTGTAATATCGGCGTGTCTAAGTACCATGTATCTCGCAGTATTATTAGACATTCCTAAAAATTTTAATGATATATCATCAGAACTTGTTATAATATTATAGACGTCTTGGTCAGTAGGATAATCGCATTTGTATAAACCAATACTTTCTAAGTTCAGCATCCCACCAAGACCAACGAATTTATATTTTTTAAATAATTCCTCATTAGAATATAACGTATTATATAATATAGAAACCATACCATCATCGTTTATGATTATTTTTGAATCTTGTTTTTTAGCAACATAACATTTACATGTAACTGAAAATTTATTATTAATACGATTTCTAATTGTATTAATATTTTCATTTGTTTCTAATAAAATATTAAGTGTTAAATATTTATTACAAATCAATACATTGTCGTATTTAAAATATTCTTTAACTTCTTCAAACATTGGCTGATTTGTGCTTGGTAGTTCAATATCTAGTAACATCATATGTTATTATATACTAACATATATTTTTAACTTTTAAACGCATATGTTTTTAAGATGAAACATAAACAATATAAGATATAAACATATCAAAATTTATATTTGAGAGATATAGAACTACTAGAATACGTTTTGGCGATTACTGCAAAACAATCATTTGTATAATTGACTAATGTCCTTAATTCTTCTATTAGTTCTGAAGAAATATCTTGACGATTCTCGAATTCTGCTTTATACAAAATATCTGTAGAACAATCTTTAAACATATCAAATACATCTCGAATTTCTTGTTGTTTTAGATGTTTCTTTTCATCACGCTGTAGTATAATTTTAAAATCATCTTTTTTTTAAACATCCTAATATATAATTTTCACGTTGATGACGATATTCGCCAAAATTTCTACGAATGGTGTAATTAGTTGCTACACGATAATAAATGTCTGCTAGCCAATCGTATATTCTAGTTAATTTTAGAAATGCACATCCGGGAATTCTATGTACAAATTCATCAAATGTTCTACCACAATTTGCAGGATCTGCTGGGTTTCTTGGAACAACCCCAATGATTTTGGTACAATTTTTGCTAAAAAGGCTCGATCCCAATTCAAATTACAACTCATACAATGTGGATTTAAATGCTGTGCGAAAAGCCAACGCTGATAACAATAAAAACAACACGAAAAATTGCACATACATGTGTTTTTTACGAGAAGTTTTATTATATGGTTCTATACATACACTACAATCTGTCATTACTGTTTGTTTTTTCAAATTCATTTTTTATGTTCTTAATATAATGAACAGAGTCCAAGAACGAAATAACGAAGAACTCTGTTGTATATGCCTAGATAAAATTGACTCGAGAACGGTTAATACTGCATGTGATATTTGCAGAACTATGATGCACGATACATGTATTATGGAATTAATCCAAAATACTATAAAATATGCATTTTGTCCACACTGCCGATCACCACTCCCAGATAAATTTATAGCCCATATTATTACGAGAAGAATTAATGATTCCTCATTAATTTTGGCCAACATGTCAGAAACAGAATTGGATGTAGAAGAAGATCTTCGTGCATTTTTGCGATGGAATTTGGTACAACTCGGTCAAAATGCTAGTACTTTGGAACAATCGGTTTTAATCGAAAGACCAGTACAACATGTAACTCTGGAGTCATCCTCAGAAGAAAATAGACCTGTTCCAAACGACCCAAATGCTATAAATGTTAACAACTTATATTGGTGTTGATGTATTTAAAGGTAATAGGCAGTATACATTAATATGTCAAAACGCAAGAATTATATAGATTGGGATTCATTTTTTATGAATACTGCAATCTTGGCTAGTATGCGCAGTAAAGACCCATCAACACAGGTCGGTGCATGTATCGTAAATGAAAAGAATCTAGTGATTTCTATAGGATATAATGGATTCGTAAATGGGTTGAGCGATGAATTACTTTCATGGGAATCCCCCGAAAAACATGAGTATGTCTTGCACGCCGAGGTCAATGCAATCCTCAATAAAAATATGCAGACATTGGATGGGTGTGTATTATATTCTACCTTATTTCCATGTAATAATTGTGCCAAGATTATAGTTCAATCTGGTATAAAAAAAATATTGTATTTGAATTATAGGGAAGATATAGCATCTATTAAGATTTTTGAGATGACAGGTATAATATATGAAAAATTGGCATTGAAGCATAAAATAATTTTGAGTGATATTTCAAAATAATTTCATATTAAATAATAATGTCAGATTGTATAATCTGCTTGGATTATATAGACGAACTTGATTCAATTCTAGGATGTTGTAGTCAAGTATATCATTATCGTTGTTTTAAGAGTTGGTTAAAATATAGACAAATTTGTACTATATGTAAAGCTCCTATAAATCCACTTTTATTAAGGTATTTGATGATAACTCCTAATTTAGGAATCACCGATACTAGAATTATTCGACCACCTATACTCAGACAATCTATAAGACCTATGATAAGTGGCATGAGTGTTGTTACCGGGGGTTTCACTCTAGAACAAATAACTGGTTGTCGGGTTCGAGGATGTTCGGGATTTTGTTTATGTCATATATAATAAACGAAAGAACTGTTTGTGTCTAATGAATATAGTATTTTCAACCAAACAGTTGCATCGGTGTGATCTATACAGATTTAAATAATGTTTTACTTTAAACCACTAAATATATTACGATATATATAATGAATGACTACTGCAGTTATATTAATAGACGTCCCCCCAATACCACTAGATTTAAAACCAACCAACCACTATAATGAAGATGAACGGAATGATATATATACATACTTTATAATAAACCCCAATATAAAAGGATTTGAACGACTCTTGGAAGACGACCTTTTGTATATTAAGAATACGACGTCCCCAACCATCGATACCTATGGGGTTATTTTTTGGAAGATAGCGGAATATTATTTTGGGTATGGGAAATTTATGTATCTGTATGCTAATAAAAATTACATAGTAGGTTATACAGGGTTTTTTATACCAAAGATTTTCTTAGAAAATTAATTTTCTAATAGACTTTAAAACTTCCGGCACTTCATAATAAGATTCGACAATGACATTGTAATAACAAGGTACATTGAGGTCTCCATCTTCTACGGTACTTTTTAATTTAACCAGTTCGTTTTCAAACTTTGTCGATGACATTTCTACAGACCTAATAAGATTATATTTTTCGATACCAGGAAACAAATGTAATGGTATTTCTTCAAGAGTATATTCTGTTTCTACGATCGTTTCCCCAATACGTTTAAATGAGTGGATGTCGAGTCTAGTACATCTATGGATGAATGTATCAGTATCAATTGTATAAATTAATTCATTATAACAATATTCTTTATACTGTTTATGTGTAAAATTACAGTCTCTTTCTCTTAAAAAGTCCTGAACAAGCTCAATTTGTTCAAGACTTGTTTTTATCGTGTATCTAAACTTGTACATTAACTGTTATAGTTGTTTATATTAAGTAATTGATATAAGTAAATTACTCTATAGATTTCTTAGAATTGCATGAAAATATTGGAGATTATCTATTTAGGAAAAATCCATCATATTAACATTCTAAACAACAATCTCTTAGCACTGTTTGGTTTTACTGGTGTTTCTACGAAATCCACCTGTGGTTCGAGTATGTCCAAAACCATTTTCTTTCTAATCATAGGGATTTCTGTAGCCAATATCTCTTCTATTTGTTCTCGTTTTAAATCAAATAAAGGAACTATCGACATTAAATATTCCAGATCATTTTCGTCTATAAACATTTCTGGATTAATTGCAATGATTCTAAGTAGATCTTTTGTAGAAAAGACATTATCCAAAATACATTCATGAAATAATTCTCCTCCTATGAATAACTCGAAAAGGTCGTTGAAATTTATCTTTTTAGAAAATTTACTGGATAACGTTTCTATCTGATGTTCTATAAATTCGTCACGAATTCTGGGTACAGATTTTTCCACCCACTTACCTTCTGAAAATACAAATCCGACCGTTTTCATCAAATTTAGTATTATAGAGGAGTCGCCACCTTGTTTAGCAACCTCAAATGCGGATATTAATACTCGTGGGGTGGCAATCAATGTAATTAACATAGGTACTTGTAAATCTGACTCGTCTTCATTGATTCGTAATTTTGACTTTATTCTATATATGTCTAACGGGTTAAGCAATTCTTTTGTATATGGGTTTCGTGGATACCTAGGCACAGGATTATCATTAATAATTCTATATAATCCATCGTTTAAGTTGGAGAGAAGTTTTACTATCATAGATTGTTTGTTAGTTTCTAAAAGCTCTTCTGAATCTAATTGTTCTTGTTCTTGTTCTTGTTCTTGTTCTTGTTCTTGTTCTGGAAATAGCGAAAGGTCTTTGACAAAATCTTGTACCGATGGTGACGAAGGTACAATAGGGGCTTGTGTAACACTAGGTACTGCAATTATATTAATCTTTTGAGAAGAGTTTTTCATGAACCGCTTCTTTTCTACTAAATATTGTTTTTTAATTTCTGTTTTGGTAGCATCTTTATTCAACTCTATAAATCTATCTGAAAATTCTTTAAAATTTATAACCTTAGATGTATTCATTATAGTAAATTATCAAAATAAATTTCGATTAGTTGTTATAGAGAAATCATTTTCATTTTTTATACATATTCCTGAAAATTGTTATGACGACTGAACCCGTCCGCATCTACAAGGACTTCTGGTATAGTTTCTGTCTCTTTTATTTCATTCAAGTTATTGATAATACCGTTATATTCTTTATTGTCTGCTAAGGAATCATTTATTTCAAGAAGACCATCAAGTTTTGCTAGATGTCCGTTCATTGTACCATGGAGGTCTTCTAGTTGATTATTAACGGATGCGTCAATATTATCTCTTATATTAGCAAGTTCTTCGAACCTCTGTCGTTTAAGTCCAGACATAATTGTCATAATTATATAAATAATCGAACAGATTATTACCGCAATAGCGATATATTTACCCATTTGAATTTGTTCTGCGGTAAGCTTCATGACTACTTATAATCAAACAATATTTTTTTATTCTATTTTATCATATTCTACAATCTTATAATTTTACAATACAATTTTATTTATATAAACTAATGGAACAACTGAAAATGATTGACCTTAGAAAAATAGCAGTTCGTATGAATATAGTCATACCTTCTCGTATTAAAAAAATAAATCTTATTGAAAAATTAAAATCAAATCGGAAATTGATATTGCGTGGAGGAAGCACTATAAAATATCCAGAGATACCAGTAGAACGAGAACTACTCAATAAAGGATCTTGGCTAAGTTCTATAAATATCAATGATGTTATGGAGTTTTATGAAAATAAATTTAATGGGGTGTTTAAATATCTGGGAACACTTCCAATAGATTTTGATATATTATATCCAGAAATTTATAATATAGATTTAAACAAAATTAGTGCCGAATGGATTGGTGTTATTTTTAATACGGATTTTGCAACTTGTGCTGGAAAACATTGGATATCATTATTTATAAATAAATATGATCATACTATTTGTTTTTTTGATTCAAATGGAGAACAACCTCCAAAACAAATACGTAAATTTATTGAAAACCTAAAAAACTATGGAAGTTATACGGTTCTTATAAACAAAAACACCAAGCAATTTAGTAATGGGACGTGTGGTCTATTCAGTATATATTTTATTATCGAACGTATTTATGGAAAATCTTGTAAGGCGTTATTTATTTCTTCCGAAAATAATGATAAAACTATGGAAAAATTGCGTTGTAAGATTTTTAAATCATCAAAAAATTAAATATATCCATTTACTATAATGAATGACCGATCGTTGTGCGTCATAGGATACTATGACAAAGCAAATTTCGGAGACGAGCAATATAAAATCAGTATGAAAAAATTGTTTCCAGACTTTCATATTACCTTTATGCCCATAGAGGCTATCAGAGATTCCCCATTCCCACAATCTGATATAATCGTATTGGGTGGTGGAGATGTTATGAACGAATATTTCTTAAATATTATGTACGATGTTTTTAAAAATCGTAATAACATTATCATTGCAATTAGCGTAGGATTGCCGTATCCTAGTTTTTTAGTAAAGAATAGTTCCAAATTGAAAATTTTTAGCAAGATTTATCTCAGAACAAAACAAGACTTATTATTGATGGGTGATTTTTTTCCAATGGAGAGAATCGAGTATATCCCAGATGTTTCTATATGTTTTAATAAAACGAATGGAATTCGGGGCGAGACTTCAAATAAATTAGGCATTTGTTTAAATAGGTGTATATATAATGATGAACATAAAGAGTTTTATCTATCTACTTTATATTCATTGTCGCAATTTGTAATACAAAAAATACGAGATGGTAAGTATATCAAGTTAATCCCGTTTAATACTAATACATGCAAGGATTCTGAATGTGATATTAAAATGCAACAAGACTTATTAAATATGTTACCAGAGTTTGCTAATAAATATGTTGAATGTATAAATAGAACACTATCAATTCCAGAGATGGACGATGAAATTAGTGAATGTTATGTATTGATTAGTATGCGATTCCATCCAATATTGTTTTCTATATATAATAAAGTTCCAGTTATTCCTCTTATAACTACTAGAAAATGTAAAAATCTGATGAGAGATTTACAATATTCAGATTTTATAGAAATTAGCAAGGAACATGAATTAGATATAACAGAATTGACAAAAATTATAAAAAGAGTTGAGGAGAATTTAGTAGATCTACAAAATAAAATGGAAAATGCTATTATGGAAAACATGGTTATATTTAATAATATCAGTAATAGTATAAATGAATTATTATCAATCAATAATTTACAAAACATTTCTATAGAAAATATAAATAATACGGTTTCTAGCACAATAAAAAAACTAGAAGAATATAACATCGAATGGAATCTGACAAAAGATGAAGTTGATAAAATATATTTAGTACAATTGGTTAGTTACTATTTGACACATAATATTCATTCTGTATATAATTATGGACTATTAACAAAAATGTTTGAAAGGAATTTCAATGCAGTAGAAGAATTTAGTTGGATTGTAATAGACAATAGATCTAGATCGGTAGATTTAACTATGAATAAAATAGATGGGAAATATAATATATCATTCACATCTCAACAAGATCTTGTTGGTATTCACAGATCTGGATGGAATTATGTTTATGACCATATCAAACAATATAACGACGTGAGTGAAAATACTATATTACTAGATTTATATCTTGATAGAACATTCCACTGGCAACATAGAATTAATAAAACAATTGGGTTTATCCCATATACCAAGAATTGGGCTGGTGTTATTCATCATACATTTGATACATCATTTAGTACATATAATACGGAAAATATGTTTAATAACAAATCATTTATAGAATCTCTAGAAACATGTAAAGGCTTAATCGTTTTATCAAAAAACTTGAAAAAACAAGTCGAATCGAAATTAAAGAGTATGTGTATCGCTCATGTACCTGTATATAATTTGATACATCCAACAGAAATTCCAGATATATTATTTACAATGAAAAACTTTTTAAAGAATGACCATAAGAAGATATTACATATTGGTGCGTGGATGAGGGATATATATTCATTTTATACTCTCAATATACCAAAGAATATAACTAGTTCAACCAGTATGTTTTTTATAAAATCGAAAAAATATCCAATCAATAAATGTATATTAATAGGAAAAGAGATGGGTGGTTATTTTCCAAGTACTAATTTCTTGAATGATGCTATTAGCACAGAACATACAGAATTTAAAGATTTATATTCCAAAAATGTTAGTTGTTCCACAAATAAAAATAATTGGTATTTTCATTGTATTCAACATCACCGAAAACTCATCGAAGAAGTACCGATCATGAAGTTTGTAGAAAATGATTATTTTGATAAATTATTATCTGAAAATATTGTATGTATAAATCTTATAGATGCTAGTGCAGTTAATACAGTAATTGAATGCATAGTTAGAGACACTCCTATTATAATAAACAGACATCCAGCCATTATAGAAATGTTAGGAGATCATTATCCACTATTTTTTGATAGTATAAACGATGTATATGAGTTAATTACATTTGAAAATATCAAGGCAGCACATAAATATATTAAGAAATTAGATATATCCAAGTACAAAATAACACATTTCATTAAATCATTAAATGGGTTAGCGTGTTTCAATTAAAAAACCGAAATTAAGATAGTAGTTTAATAAGAATAGATAAATGATACAAATGGAACCAGAACCATTCCTAGAACCATCTAATAGGCGTTATACTTTATTTCCACTACAACATTTGGATATATGGGATGCATTTCAAACGCAGAAAGCAAGTTTCTGGAATGCCGAGGAAATTTCTCTAGAACAAGATGTCATTGATTGGCCAAAACTTACATCTGGAGAACAACATTTTATTAAAAATGTGTTAGCATTCTTCGCTGGAAGTGACGGAATTGTTACCGAAAATCTACTTCAACGTTTTACGGCAGATGTCCCAGTACTAGAGGTAACTTTTTTTTATTCTCTCCAGGCACATATGGAGTGTGTCCACTCATTAACGTACAGCTTACTTATCGATGCTCTTATAAAAGACACACGAGAAAAGAATCGACTATTCAACGCAATTGAAACAATTTCAGTAGTTAAGTTGAAGGCTGATTGGGCTATTAAGTGGATTGAATCTGATACAGCAAGTTTTGCATCGAGATTAATTGCATTTTTAATCGTAGAGGGTATTTTCTTTTCTGGAAGTTTCTGTGCCCTATTTTGGTTGAAAGAACGTGGGGTTATGCCAGGATTAACATTCAGTAATGAATTAATTTCCAGAGATGAAAATATGCACGCATCATTTGCAGTATTACTTTATTCGAAACTTGTTAATAAATTATCAGAAAAAGATATTCATGATATGTTTAAGGAGGCCGTAGAATTGGAAACTAAATTCATAACGGAATCCATTCCATGTGATCTTATTGGTATGAACAGTATAGCTATGTCGGATTACATCAAGTATGTTGCAGACTTCTGGTTAGTTAAACTTGGTCATGCAAAGATTTGGAGTAATACCAATCCATTTCCATTCATGGAGCGTATCAGTATGTCGAAAGTAAGCAAACAAAATTTCTTTGAGGGGCGTAATCCATCTTATAATATCGCAAGTGTCGTCGGAGGCGACGCCAATTTCGATTTGGAATTAGAAGAATTCTAATTTATTTTTCCAATCATTTTTTATTTTACTGTTATACCAATTTTACTAATTTCGCTATGCTAAATTTAATCAAAAAACATTAAAATTAATTTCTTTATACAAGATAATGCAAGTTACTCAGGAACAATTAGCGTATGGCGCCCTCGCCCTAGTGGCCATAGTCGTTATCGGCTTATTACTCAAGAAATTTGTTATGAAAGAAGGATTTGGCGACCGCCGCCCAATCTACAATAATTTCCGTGAAGCCAGTGACCTCTTCCAAGACGCCGGTGTCCAAGAAGTCGAGAAAGCAGTGAATGAAGTCCTTGTCGAAAAGTACGCCGATATGGTCTCTAATACTACCGATCTAACCGGTGCATTCCCAGGCCCAGTAAATGAGGCCGATGTTGACCCCATCCTCAAGAACCAGAACTTCCTAGAGGCAAGCGATATCGTAGGCTCAACCAGAGAACCACTTCGTAATAGCGTTATCGACCTCCGTGGCGCTCCTGTAATCCCGAAACAGGTCCTCAGTCCCTGGAACAACAGTACTTCAGCGATTACCCATTCCATGGGGTTACAATCTGAAAATAATCTGATGTAAATATAAAAACTGAAATAATAAATTAAAATGAGTTCATTCGCCAAAAGCACAATTTTGGTCTGGCAAAAATATTATCAGACCAGAAGAAGTAACTATTAGAAGTGGGACACCCATTTAAAACTCAAATTAAAGATGCATATAAAGACCGAATGGCCAGACAAAATGGTTACACTATTCTTTTACAAGAAGACATCTGGAATGATAAAAACGAATAGAAGAATACAATAATCACATTGTAAAGGCAATAGTTATATATACTAAATGAAAATCGCAATATTACTCATTTGTACTGGAAAATATATTTCATTTTTTGAACAATTATATAATTCATTTGAAAAGTACGTTTTCCCAAATTTTGAAAAAGTCTATTTTGTATTTACAGACTCTTTGACATATAAGTTTCCAGAAAATGTTGTACAAGTATTCCAAGAAAAGGAATCATGGCCGAGGCCAACTCTACATAGATATAAATATTTTTCAAGAATATCATCAGTTCTTACTAAATATGATTATATTTTCTACTCGGATATTGATATGAGAGCAGTTTCTAATATTGACGAATCAATTCTTCCTTATAATGGGTTACTTGGTGTATATCACCCGGGATTTTATAATACAAGTAATCCACGAGGAACACCAGAAACACGGAAAAAATCTAGAGTATATATAGCCCCAGACATTGATTTTAGATATGTATGTGGAGGATCTTTGCAAGGAGGATCCTCTGATATTTATTTACAGGCTATTGAAAACATGAAGAATGTTATAGAAGATGAAGAATCTAAAGGTATTATTCCAATTTTTCATGACGAATCTGTATGGAATTGTTTTGTATTGAAAAATAAACATTTAGTAACATTTCTAACACCAGAATATTGTTACCCGGAGAGTTGGTCTAGTGCCCAAAATCTGCAAGGAATAAAACCGAAAATACTTGCATTGGATAAGAATCATGCTGAAATGCGGAGTTAGTATATTTATCATTATATTATTTGACGAATCCAATTATATATTTATTCGTAAAGATAACTTTATTATTTGGGATATGGTATATCATACAGTTCTTATGGATATATGCTTCGTAAGTTTTATTATAAAATGCAATTTTTTTATTGATTAAAGTAATGAATAAGACATCAGACTTTATCAAATTGATAGATGGTGTCGATCAGCTTCAGAAATATGTTCAAACAAATGTAATCAATATACCAGTACCACAAGAAGCAAAAGAAATGTTTGAAGACATCAATAGACGCCTTGATTCTGACACTAAAACATTTTCCGAACTAACCAAAGACAAAACGTCACCAGAACAAATGGTGGAAGTCATGTCTGGAATTCATCTTAATTTGCTAAAAACCAATAAAGTCATTAAAGAAACTTTCGAGTTTGTCAATATGGTTGCTGGTGATACCCCGGTTAAAGAATCGTTTTGTAGTTGTAGTAATAGGGATTGTTACGACTGGGATTGTTTTGCCAATAATGCACGAAAAGCGGCCGATACAGTAAAGGCTACAGCAGATGCAACGGTAGCAGAATCTAAAAGATTGGCTGATATTGCGGTAGCAGAATCTAAAAGATTGGCTGATATTGCATTAAAAAAACAACGAGAAGATTTCCTGGCATTATTTGGGTGCGAATTGAATTTAGCAGATCTCCAAGGAACTTCTAATTGTGTAACTAATAGGATAACTAATACAGTTAATACGGCAGTAAATGAAGCCAATCGGGTTGCAGATATAGCCAAAAATACGGCAGTAAATGAAGCCAATCGGGTTGCAGATATAGCCAAAAATACGGCAGTAAATGCATCAAATATGGCCAAAGATTCTGTTATAAACACAGTTAATGTAGCAAAAGCAAAGGCCGAGAATGCTCTGGATCAAGCAAAGGTTACAGTCCAATTAACTCCAACAAGTACGTGTGATATATCTCTTAAAAATCCTACTGGGGGTATAGACTGTCTAAAGCAAGTAGTTGAAACTAGTGTTGCAGCTGCCAGAACCGAAGCAACAAACGTAGCGACAAATGTCTTTAAGAAACTAACATTAGATGTGGGATGTCCTCTAGACATAAACAATATTTTAACTATTGGATCTAACAACGCATTACTAAAGTATGCAGAATGCACTAAAACGTTAGCAGTTAATAAAGCAAATCAAGTAGCCAACGAAGCCAAAGTTCTTGCAGAACGAACTGCAAATCAAGTAAAAGATGTAGCAGTATCTGAAGCAAATCGTTTGGCAAATGTAGCAGCCATGGCTGCAAAGAAAGTTGCCGATGACGCCCTATCAGAAGCAAATAGACTTGGTGAAATGGCTAAACAAACTGCTAGTCTGGTCGCAACAGAGGCGGCAAAGGGAGTATTCAAGGGGCTCGGTCTTAATAATGCCAGTTGTAGATTGGATGAGAATAATATTTTAAGTGGTGGTAGAAACAATTCATTAGTCAAATATGCAGAATGTATGGCAGAGGTTGCTAAGAATACAGCTGTTACAGAAACTACTAAAGGTCTTAAAACGGTTTTCGATAATTTAAATCTAAACTCTGTACCATGTGCTCTAGATACTAATAATATATTTACAGCGGGATCTGGAAATGCTCTATTGAAGTATACCGAATGTCGAGGAAACCAGGCAATCGATTCTCTACCAAAGCCTACTATACTTGGATGTGAATTATCTATAAGAAATATCCCAGCAGCCGTAAGTTGTATAGAAAATTCGGCAAAGAATGCTGTCATGGGCCCTATAAATACTCTAGCATCAGGATTCACAACAGAAATGAATAATATGTTAAATAAATTCAAAGATCTTATAAACATAATAAATGGTTTTGGAGATACTATTTGGAAATTCTTTCAAGATATTATTAACACTATTAAAAGCCAGGCTACATTATTCATAGAGCGCATTAATTCTGAGGGTGGTAAAATTCTTGAAAAAATTAAAAATGAATCTGGAAAAATTGTCAGTTACGTCACGACAGAGGGGGATCGTATCGTTAAATATATCCTTGACCAAGCTGGGAATATTGTTAAAATTATTACAACACAGGGGAATTTGATACTCGAAAAGGTAAAGGATCAAGCCGGAAATATTATAACATTCATAACTACAGAATCGGGAAAGATTATTAAAACAGTTACAGATACTGGGGGGCAAATGGTAACATATATAAAGAACAAGACTGGAGAATTTGTTAAAGTTGCTACAAGTACTGCTGATAAAGTTATTAGTTCTGTAAAAGATGAATCTGGAAATATTATCAAATTTGTTGAAACCAGTGGTGGAGCAATTGTAAAAGTAGTTACGGACGAATCTGGAAAGATAATCAGAACCGTTACAGACACCGGTGGGAAAATAGTTAATACTGTTTCTGAAAAGACTGTGGAATTTACAACAGATGCTTCAAAGTTTGGAAAGGAACTCCTTGATATAGTTTTGGAACAAGGTAAAAAGGCTCACGAAACAATTGGTGAAGTAGGACAGTCTATTAGCGATTCTGTTAGTGGTATTGTTGATAAGATTAAAGAATATACTAAAATAGTTTCAGATATCTGGGAGAAGATTAAAGAAATCGGTGGTATGATTCTAAAAGCTCTTTGGAATGGTATTGTAGCAGTTGGAAGAACTATTAAATGGATTATAGTAAATGGACCTGGTTGGGCAATGACATATATGAAGTTCTGGAAAAAGAATTTGTTAATAATGCGTTACAACATGCCTATATTAATTATGATGACTGTTATGATTATAGGATTCGTTCAAACAAGTTCTTATCTAATTACCGGTCAAACCCAGGCTATACCATTGACATTTTTATCGCTGGGTGCATTTGGTGTTAGCATGATAGTTGCCAATTTGTTTGAGAATATCATTAGATATCTAAATCGTAAAATCATTAGTAATACAATAAAACAATTTGTATTGACAGTCGCCACAGTTATTATATTGAAGGTTATAATAGTAGATTTCTTATTGGGAGTAGCCCTGCCAAAATTCGTACAAGACAATATTATATTGAGTTCTGCGATAGCCATTGGTATCTTCCTAAGTTCTTCTGGATATCTTTTATATAACAATTATAACAACAAAGAAGAACCAATAGAACCAGGTATTATAGATGACATCAAAGGTTATTTTCAAAGCATTATAGATACTACTATAGATGTATAATTAACTTTATTTTATTTGTATATCGTAATGGGGCATTCTATATTAAAACAAAGGATAGATTTTGCCGGAAGATTTGTGGAAAAATATTCGGATTTGTTTAATTTACACATGCCAAAAGAAATTACAAACATATTTGTTGGTATAAGAGACTCTGTTGATAATGTAGCAAGCAGACTTTCCAAAGCAACTACAAAAGAACATTTTATGGATATATGTGCCGAAATTTCTGGTTTGGTACATAGAACAGAAAAGTATATGGATATAATCAAACAGTCACGAGAAAATTTTGGAATTAGTGACGACATCAAAAGCGGTATCGATTCTACCATAGCCCCTGTGAAAAATATTTTAAATGATGTTGTCAATTCATTTAACGGTCTATTCGTTATAGTCCAAGGCCTACCCAAAAAATTTGAAAATGGATTCAATTCTGTAAAGAGTGAAGTATCGACCTCTGTTAATCAAGCCACTGGAGCAATAACCAAGATAGGGGATAACATTGGCACAACAGTTTCGGAACAAACCGGAAAAATAGCAATTACTATATCCGATTTTGGCAAGAATGCATTAGGTTCGGTAGATACATTTGGTAAAGGTGCGATCAAAACAGTAACAGACTTTGGTGATAATGCAATTAGAGAAGTTTCTAAAACTACTGGTGCTGTTACGGATACTATTTCTGGCACTTCCAGAGATGTACTTAACACAGCGAATAAAGTTGTATCAGATGTCACTGGAACTGTTGGTAAATTTGCAGATGACTCTGTTAAAGTTGTTACAGATACAGCAAATGTGGTAGAAAGTACGGTAACTGATTTCGGAAAAAATGCATTGAAAGAGGTCACAAATACAACTGGAAAGGTCATTGGCACTGTAAAGACATTTACAAATAATGCTATTGATACTACTACTGGTATTGGGAATGACATTGTCGGAACAGTAACAGATTTTGCAGATGATGCAATAAAAACCGTTAAAACTTTTGGAAACAATGCTATAGGGACAGTAACAGAAATAGGGACTGATGTATTCGATAGCGTAAAAGGATTTGGCGAAAAGGCTATTGGAACAATAAAGGACATATACGATTCTATAAATTTTTCAGATATCTTCAATTGGATCAAAGGTAATTTTATGAAATTAGTTGAATTCGTAATTGCTGCATTTGAATGGATGAAAGACTTCTTTATGAATACTTTACCAACATTCGTTAGTAATGTTCGGGAAGTAATTGCGACTACAAGGAAAAATATGGAAGATGCTTGGCCTGCAGTACTTATATTACCACCAGTTGCATTTTTATTACAAAAAATCATTAGTGGAATGTTAGTTGGTACTGACATCTTCCCAGATCTTATAATATTTGGAATAATTTTTATATTAATTGGTGTTCAGATATATTATGAACCAGAAATGCTCATGTCGGTAGTAAAAATACTTTTAGGTAACAAATTATCAATGTTCTTGTTTAATACTACAGAAACTACCGATTTTGTTTTAGATTTTCAGAGCAAAGGCAAAATTGATATACAAAATATAATCATGATTCTGACACATTTCCAGAAAAATTGGAAAATTATCCTACAGAGGTTGTTTGGATTGCTTGTTTTGAAGATGGTGGTTATCAATGGGGGGTCATTGTTGCTAAAGAGTCTTGCTTTGAATAACTTGAGTGTCTCTGTTATTGTCAGTAGTGTTCTAGTAATTATTGGAATTTCTTATCTTGCAGGAGACTTTAAAACATAAAAGTAGTATAAAATAACTAATGGAAATTGCTACAGGTCTAATTGTAGTCGGAGTTGGATACCTTATAGGAACAAAAGCAATGGTTCAGTCTGGTGGTAATCCCGATGATTGGAGAACAACACATCCACGTGCATGAGAATACAGATACCTATTTGAATGGCCAGATCTCCCGATTACAGTGAAACGGGTAAGTTTCACTGACTGTAACTTTCAGAGATTACTGATCTAAGTTTGTCAAGACTTTCAGATATTACGTTTGATAACAATACTATACCAGTAGAACTCCCAGGGATGCCAGAAACTTTGACACATTTTATAATTAAAAATTGTGTAACCACTGGAGATTATCTATTAAAAATTTCAAATTTACCGAGATCGTTACTAAAACTCGATCTGGAAAAAACACTAATTAAAGAGTTACCAAAACTCCCACCGAACTTACGACAATTAATAATAAGTCACGCAACAAATACTGTAGAACTAACATCATTACCTGAAACTCTAAAACACTAGAAGTTCTGGGACCTGGTATCATCAGTAATTTAAGTACTGTTGAATTCCTAGAAAGTCTTTAACTTTTAGAATTAGTCAAATGTGACTTAACAGAGATATCTTATATATCAGACTCTGTTAAATTTCTAAACCTGAGTGGTAACCGTCTAGAAACATTGTGATTCCCTAATTCTGTTGGATATCTAATTATCGACAACAATAAATTCACAAGTATAGAGAGATTCCCGGCAATGCTTAAAAAATTTTCAGCAAATTACTAAAATAAGTGTATTTCCAAATACTCTAAAAAATGTAAATCTTTCAAATAATAAACTGACTAAACTGCCAAAACCAACACTGAATATGCAGATGAATGTTAATGGTAATATGTTTCCAAGAGGATACATTAGAGATTATGTACAAAAATACTCGAATATTCTTCGACATCTTAATGTGGGACCAGAACGTACGTTAAGTATAAGAGAGCCATTATCTTCTGAATGGTATAATATGTGTAACTCCGAAACCAATATTATTTCCCAGAGTCCATGGACAGAAGATGACAATTCAAATGTAGTTATTATTACAAAGGATAACAGAGATAATTGCTATAACGCAAAGGACATATCGAATCTGATGAAAAATACAGATCTTCATGTCCGAAAGTGGAAAGAACGTCCTGGCCAAAATAATGATGCAGTGAGTATGTCCATGGGATTTGGTTTTGAACGACAGGGACCACCATTCTCAGAATTACTAACACTTGCTGAAAGTTCTGTTGTTCCAAGTATGAAAGTTCGTGAAGCACCAGTCGTTAGACCAACCGAAACTACGGAACAAAGCCGACGAGCATTTGCAGAACGTATTGCGGCGTCACGTGCTAGACAAGCGGCAATCAATATGGACGAAGATGATAGCAGTAATTAGTTCGAACCAGAGGACATAAACACCCTAATATGGGATTCTGAAGCAGAAGATTATGTTGAATATTAATTCGAATATTATTATTTTCTTTGATTATAGTAACATGGACCCCCAAGCAGTATTAAAGCAAGCTCAAGATTTTATGTCAGCAAATCCGAATATCGGTCTAGGTCTTATCGCATTTATAGTTATGTATATATTATTCAGAGTACTTTACGCAGCTATTAATGGATTATTAGTAATGGTTGGTCTTAAAAAGAAGGAATCTTTCGGACTATTGGATTCAGTTAAACAGAGTATTACCGATGCTCGCAAGAAACTTGGGGTTTAAATCAGATTTGCTGATTTAAACGTAAATCCAGTTACAATTTCCAGCACTCTGTTGCTTTCCTTTACAACATCTTATAATAGAACTTTTATCTATTCCAGTAGTTTTTGATGCATCTATTGTGGAATCCCAAAAGTGCTCTTCGGATGTTTCTTTATTAATTTGACGAATTTTCTTACAATGTTTAATAGCAGAACTTGATTGTATTGGCTTCATAAAAAATGTCATTTGTGTTTCAGAATTTAAACACAAATTTCTATCAATTTGGGCTTCTTGTAAATTTGTGTAAATAATACCATTGTGTGAAACACGGAGCGACTCTAGATAATAATTATTCTTATTCTTCCAAATCCAGATATAAGTTCCTGCCATTTTCTTGATACCATTACAAGTATCTCTTATATAACGTTCTGGGATGTTACTGGTCATCGACGCTGTAATTAAATCACTGTATTCAGAAATTATCTTGAAAGTTTCTGGATGTAGTTGTAAAATTTCCGAACAAAGTTTTTGATGATTGGATAAGTCTTTTCTAGGAAAATACTCTTTACAGATAGTACATTTGATATCAGTACAGTCAAAGCAAATCGTCTGAGACCAATTAGTCTTTTTGAATACATTATTACATCGCTCACATTCAGGTAATTTCTTTTCAGATTTTGATATAATGACTGTTTGTTTTTCTGGAATATTCGGCGAAAGTGTTTGTAAAATGGTATCAATTGCCTTTTCTAAATCTGCTAATTTGACAAGAGATATCCATTCAGAGTTCATATTAATCTTGTTTGGTTGAAATGCTTTTAACAACAATTGTTCAATTTCATATGATAATGGACTGTACCAGAAACAATGATAGTAATATTCATCTTGATCTGGATTGCCAGTTCTGTACTGACTCAACCTATTCTCTAGATTACTAGTATGACCGAGCTTGAAATGTGTTTCATTAGATTTCACACGCAATACGTAAATTGCTTTTCCGGATGCATAAGTTTTCTTGTGTCTTTGCTGAACTCGTGATTCTGCATGTGTCAGTTTTTCTTGGAGTTCGGATGCTAATATAGATTGTTTTGATGTAATTTCAAATATGGCTTCCTCGAGGTCTATAAAATAATTCTGTATATCTTCCGATTTCTTAGTATTTGCTTTAAGACACATACTTTTGAATGTCCGAATATTCATCATAATTTTTTGTTTATGACGGAGTCCTCCATGAGTAATCTTGACTTGCTCTCGAGAGTAAGCAAAGTCATTATTTTTGTCGTTTTCTGGTAAAGCTGAAATAGTGTAATCGATGCCTTCTGTAAAATGTTTGAGTAATAGTTCTTTTGCTCGTTGTTTCTTACTGAAATCTAACAATTTCCATAGAAAATCGAGGTCAATTACAAAATCCTTCTTAGAATCGTAGTTAAGATAACAGTAAAACGAACCTAAAAAGAGTTTTTGATGGTCTGTAGTGAAGTTTTCTGTTAATTTTTTGATTAATTCTTCATTACACTTGGTAGAAATCTTAGAAATAGGGTTGGATTCGATAAGAGTTTGAATGTTAAGGGTTACCGACACGTTGTTCATTCGTTATTACTAGTAATTTTACCCCTTTAAGGTCAAAAACGTAAGGTTTTTGCTAAAATGGCTATAACAACCGTCGGTTGGTCATAAACTAGATATCGATTTTTATGTCAATAAAAAACTGAAATGGATATTTCAAAATGGATGATTCTATTGTCACCAAAAGAATCGAGAGTATTCAATTTACTCTATTAAATCCAGAGGAAATCAAGGCAAATGCTGTATGTGAGGTTACAACTATCGAATTATATGAAAAGAATGAGCCAAAATTTGGAGGATTATTCGACCCTCGTATGGGAACTATCAATCCTAAATTTTTATGCTCATCCTGTAAAAAAACCACTACCAAATGTCAAGGACACTATGGCTTTGTAACCCTCGTGAAGAGTGTTTATCTACCACATTTCCTCAAAAATATTGTAAAAGTTTTACAACTTACTTGTCATAACTGTAGTCATCTACTAATACCCGAAACAGACGAATCATTATTGAAAAAGAAGAATGTTACTAAATTTAATCATTGTTACTCTTTTTTCAAAGAACGCAGTAGTTGTAATAATTGCGGTACTATCCAACATAAGATTTCAAAGGAAAATACCCGTGTATATATAACAAATTATCTTGGAACCAAGATAGCATTAGATGCTGATATCTGTCGTGAAATCCTACAAAAACTTTCCGACAAGGACTTGTTAAGATTAGGATATGATTCAAAAATGTCTCGTCCCGAGTGGATGATGGTAAGTGTAATTCCAATCGGCCCACCATGTATTCGTCCGAGTGTATTTGTAAGTGGTGGAATGAAATCAGAGTGTGATCTTACATATAATTATATCGATATTATAAAGGCAAATAATGCACTCAAAGCAGAATTAGAACGATTTCCAATTGATGTCCAAAAGAAAAAATCGGGTCTTGAAGAACAAAATGACGTCCATTTTGAAACAACCGGACTCCTTTTATTTACCCCAGAAGAACTTGAATCAAAGATGAAAGCATTTACTTTATCACGAGAGAAAATCATAGATGAACGATATCAACATTTACAAATTAATGTCACCACTACAATGAATAATAAAATGAGTAATGTCCCAGTATCACAGAACAGATGTAATCGACCATTCAAAAGTTTTACCGAAAAATTATCAAATAAACATGGTCGTATTCGTGGAAATTTGATGGGTAAGCGTGTAGATTTCTCAGCACGTAGTGTTATTAGTCCAGATTCATCTCTTTCGATATCTGAAATAGGATTACCACTAGAGGTCGCTATGAAAATTACAATGAAGGAAATAGTAACACCATACAATATTGATAAAATGCGAGAGTATGTCAATAACGGATCTGGGGTTTATCCGGGTGCTGAATTTATTACCAAAGGTAAAAATAAAATATCTATTGCTATTTGTAATTCTGGAAGGATGGATGACATTAGACGAATAGAAAACTTGACTATAAAATATGGAGATACTGTACATAGACACATCGTAGATGGTGACTATGTTTTATTCAATCGTCAACCATCCCTTAACAAAAGTGGGGGAAGTGAATTTGTAAAAGAAATTTGCTAGTAAATTATACAACAAAAAAACTGAATATAATACAATAATTGGTATGGTAGCCAAAAAAACTCAAAAACAATTTATAACTGAACTGAACAATATATTCGGAAATTTATATAATTATGATAATATAGTTTATACAAATAATAAACAATATATTACTCTTACATGTATAGTACATGGCGATTTTAGTAGAAGGGCGGATACTTTATTAAATGGTAACGGATGTCAGAAATATTTTTATATTATGTTGGCCAATAAACTAGCAAAATCGTCTGATAAATTCATAGAAGAGTTAACAAGTCGATATGGGGATAAATACGATTATTCATTGGTTGAATATAAAAATGTATATTCACCAGTGACTATTAAATGTCCTTCTCATGAATTAATCAGAAGTTCTCCAAAAACATTATTACAGAATAGTGCTTGTTCAAAATGTACTTTCAGATATACTACAGAGTTTTGTAAAATATCTGATAATGTTAATAATGGAGAATATGATTATAGCCTGGTAGAGTATATATCATGTATTAAAAAGGTAAAAATTATATGTTCAAAACATGGAGAATTCATGCAACATGTTGGTGCTCATATGAATGGAGTGGGTTGTCCTATTTGTAAAACGAGTAAAGGAGAGCGCGAAGTTTGTAGAGTTTTGACAGAATTAAATATAAAATTTATTCGCCAATATAAACTAGTATTTGATGGGCGGAATATGCATTTTGATTTTTATCTTCCAGACTATGATATATATAGAATATGATGGACTCTATCATTTTAAGGATAGTTTATATGGAACTTTTGATACCGTTCATACTAAAGATAAGTATAAAAATAATTTTATAACTAAAAATAATCTATATTTATTAAGAATTCATTACAAAGATATAAAATTAATCAAAAATTTGTTGAATACATATATCCAAAAACGGCTACCAACCAACATTATATATTCTAGAAGTTTGTATTATTTTGCAACATGCCCAAATTGCGGGGATATCCTAAAGACTTGGTAACCAAATTAATTCTGAAAAGATTTAATTGAACTCGGTTAATACCCGAACCCAATGGTAAAATCATCAAGTATGTGACAATGGACAATCCGCAGCCAAGCCTCTAAGTCCGTTAAAATTACTAGGATATGAGGAAGGTTCAACGACTAAACGAGCATGGGCCTGAACGCATTAGTAACGCGTGATGATGGCTTAAGATATAGTCTAGCCCGTGGGAACCTGTTCCCAGTTAAAGTACTCCGAAAGGAGCGGTGTAAGCGACACAAAGCCAGTATGATGGCTCATAAAGTACGAGTATTACCTTATAAAACATTTCGGATGAATCCAAATTGTTGTGCACCCTATAATGGAGATTTTGATGGTGATTTTTTTTGGTCACAAAAAGTGGGCTCTAAATGAGTTCCTGCTAGTATTTAAGTTCTCGGGGGAGACAAAAAAAATGAAAATATAATTTTATTATGGTTAGCTGTAAGATATGCAAAAAACAAGCATATTTTAATTTCGAAAATCTAAAACCTATATATTGTGCTGAGCATCGTAAAGATGATATGATAAATTTAATTAATAAAAGTTGTATTATGATAGATTGTTTAAAACAACCTAGTTATAATTTTATAAATACAATTACACCTATTTATTGTTTAGACCATAAAAGGGATGGAATGGTAGATATAAAAAATAAAACATGTTTAAATGATACATGTACAAAACGCCCAAATTATAATATCATCGGAAGTAAGATTGGAATTTACTGTTTAGCACATGCAACTAAAGAAATGATAGATGTAATGAATAAAAGATGTATAGAAAAGGGGTGTGGATTACGACCAACATATGCGGGAAAGGGGACGATTACCGCCTTATATTGTTCACACCATCGTAAAGAAAACATGGTAGATATAAGGCATAAAACATGTATAGAATTAGGATGTAATAAACGCCCGACTTTCAATATTCCATCTAGTCATTCTTTATTGTATTGTAAGGCACATAAAAAAGAAAACATGGTAGATGTCGGTAATAAAATATGCATAGAACCATATTGTAATACAAGAGCTATGGTTAAATCAAAATATTGTACTACTTGTCTCCGATTTTACTTTCCTCTACTGGATAGATGGAAAAATATCAAACAAAAAGAGGTATATTTGGTCAAAGAAATTCAAAAGTCTTTTCCAGATCTATCATTTGTATTTGATAAAATCGTCGATTGTCAGAGTTGTTCAAAACGCCGACCTGATATATTCTTAGACCTGGGTTATTATAGTATTATTATCGAAATTGATGAACATCAACACTCGAGATATAGTATTTCGTGTGAAAACAAAAGGATGATGGAAATTTTTGAATCTCTTGGCAATCGTCCAGTTGTATTTATTCGATTCAATCCGGATCGCTACAACAATACAAAAGGTATATTTACATTTTCCAAAGGTGGTATTATAAAGCCAAATAAATTTTTTAATGATAGATACAACAAATTAGTAGAAATTATACAATACTATCTTGATTTTAAACCAACTAAGGACGTCGAAAAAATTATATTATATTTCGATGATATAAATATTCCTCCCTCGGAATAAAAATGCAACACAATTAAATTGCGGGGACCCCCTTAGAGCTCAAGATACCATTTCATGTCCGAAAGGACATGAAAGACCACGGTTAATAGCCGTATCCAATGGTAATAATTCTAGAGATTGGGCAATCCGCAGCCAAGCTACTAAAGCCGTTACTAGGCCATGTAGAAGGTTCAACGACTAAATAGTTGTGGGGGAACGTTCCCTTAAGATATAGTCTAGACCGAAAGAAATCACTAATACGATTCTTTGAAATATCTCGAAAGAGACGGTATAAACGGAAATGAACATACACATACCCAGAAATATTCAAGCTATTACAGAACTAAGAGAACTCTGTGCAGTTCCAAAACAAATTGTGAGTTCACAAGCGAGCAAACCAATCATAGGATTTATTCAAGACTCACTCCTTGGATGTAAATTAATTACTCTTCCGGGTGTCACCATTTCACAGGAAGAAGTTATATCTTTCCTCGGTCATACTTCTATTAATTCTTCGAAAATTCCTAATAAATCATTTTTCACAGGGCATGAATTCCTTAGTCTATTATTTCCAAAGGATTTCAACTACCACAATGATGATGTAATAATTAAAAAGGGTAAATTTATTAGAGGTGTTCTTACAAAAAAACACATGGGTATTGCAACAAATAGTATTATTCATATCTTGTGGTTATATTACCCAATAGATGAAGTTGTAGAGATTATCGACAACATTCAAACCGTTATCAATTACTTCTTAACAACCCAAGGATTTTCGGTTGGATTGTCGGATTGTATTGCAGACCCAGTAACACAATCTAAAATTAATGAAATTGTTTCACAGTCAGAACTTAAAGTACAACAACTAAATAATCAATTAGAAAACGAAGAGATTTCTGGGGAATTTCATGAATCAATGGTTTTAAATTTGTTAAATGGAACACGTGACTCGGTTGGAAGTTTAGCAACAAAAAATGTTTTCGGGAATAACCGTATTAGGCATATGGTAACTGCTGGTAGCAAAGGTTCTCCATTGAATATCTCACAAATCATGGGGTTAGTTGGACAACAAGTAGCACGAAATGCCTCTGGAACTACTGCACGCATTACTAATGGAATGACAGATAGGCCTCTACCGAGTACTATGAAACATTCCAGAGAATCTTCTGATAGAGGTTTTGTATCGAGTAGCTATCTTGCCGGTCTCAAACCAGATGAGTTTTTCTACCATAGTATGAGCGGGCGAGAAGGATTGTTAGATACAGCTATTAAATCAGTTACTGGAGACACTGCATTATTAATATTTGAAAACGATGACTTCAAACGAGTTTTAATTGGAGACTGGATTGATAATAAAATAAATGGAAATAAAGAATATGTAAAAAGGAGTGGCCCAGAAGATGCTAATATGGAACTATTACAATTAACAGATAATGTAAAAATTCAATCCACTGATTCCGAAGGGAAAATGTCATGGGAAGCAGTTACTCATGTAACTCGTCATGACCCAAGTGAATTGATTTATGAGGTGACAACTAGACTTGGTAGGAAGGTTAGTGTGGTTGCTTCGAAGAGTTTATTAGTTTGGGATCCATTTGTTAGAAATTATATACCAAAGGATACTAAAGACGTCGCAATTGGTGACGAACTTCCTGTTGTTATTAATTATAAACAAAATATGATAATAAAATCCATAAAAATATCTGACTATATCTAATTTTCATCAAATAAAAATTTAAAGTGCGTAAAGATGAATATAGATGATTTGTTTATTCTGAATAAACAAAATGGAGAATTAATGGCTCAGTATTTTTCAAGAGGTAAAATTTTTAGTCCGAGACTTGTAGAATTTTTTCGTTCTTTTTTTTCAAATACAGAAATTCCGGCAGTTCTTTTTAATGCGCCAGATGATTTCATTTCATCCTTTTTGAAAGAGTATTTTAAACACAATGGATATACGGGTAGTTCGTTTATTAGACTTATTACACCGTCCAATATTTTCGTACAAGGATTATGTATTTTCTTAAATAGATTTGGAATACAGGCAAAGATCGATAGTAATATTCTATATATGCGAGGCCAATTTGCAAATAAATTTGCCAACTTAGTTGGAGAAACTATTACATATCCAGATGAATACAATATCGAGAATGATACTATTCGCGATCCAATTGTAAGTATTACCACAAACCCATCGGAGAGTAATCAAAAGGTATATGATCTTACAGTCCCAGCAACTGATAATTTTGGATTATACAATGGATTACAGGTATTCGACACAAGTGATACGGGATATTTACAAAGAAAATTAATTAAGAGCATGGAAGATGTCAGGATTAGCACTGGAAATTATACTGAAAATAATAATGGTCAGATTCTACAATTTGTTTATGGGAATGATTCAATTGATGGTTGTTTTCTTGAAAAAAATACTATAAAACCAATTGTAATAGATGACCCAAATCTAAAAGAGTTATTACGGACAATCAAAATGCCAACAGAAGAAACCGAATACCTTGTCCCATTCAGTGTTCATAGAATTCTTCAAAAACATATAAAAGTTTCATCAAAGAAATCACGAGGAGATTATCAGACAATGTTGGGATACTTTATGTCATTTATGGATTCTGGGTTGATAGTTAATAAGATATTATCATTATTTGAAACTTCATACACAAATCCATCCAAGGTAGTTGTCATGTCTTTATTAAATCCACAAACAGTCCTCGATGAGCACCCATCAATCACTAATGAAATATATGCATCTATTCTTACCGAAATTAAAAATAGATGGTTTGCAAGTATCGTAGAACCAGGAGAACCCGTTGGACCATTGGCCGTACAGGCAATCGGAGAAAGCTTGACCCAACTTTCTGTAAGAGGTGATACAAAAGTTGTCGTAAATATTGACGGAAATACTAAAATTATAAATATTGGTGATTTCATCGATGGTCTCCTTAAAATAAACGAACAAAATGTAATTACTACACACATCACCGGTGATGGTCTTACAAGTAATATTCTTCAAATATCCGAAAATATGAATATAACTGTTCCAGGAGTTAATAAAACAGAACAAGTCGTGTTTGAAAAACTAACAGAAGTTAGTAGGCATCCGGTTGCTGGTGGATTAGTAAAGATAGTTACTAGAACTGGACGAGAAATTACATGTACTCTGAGTCATTCTTTTCTAACCCGTAAAAATAATGAGGTTGTGCCTATCAAAGGCTCTGAATTAGTTGTGGGAACCCCAATCCCAATTATTTCTAAACTAGAGTGTAATGTCATAAAGAATTCTATAAATCTTATTGATTATATTGACCCATCACGATTTATTATCAAATATAATCTAATTTATTCTAAACATAATAGTATAAAGGATAATTGTGGTATCCCAGCTATATTCGTCCTTGATGAATTTTTCGGTTATTTTATGGGCCAGGTTTTGTCTGATTCTAATATACACAAACATTCAAATAATATTTTAATATTTAATACAGAATGTTCTTATATAGAACGAACTAAACAATTTTGTGATAAATATTCAATTAACTATCATCAAACATATCATAATAGCGATGATAAATACGGAACTAAAAAATATTACAAACTATTGATATTTTCGAGACTATTTACAGATTTATGTAGATTATGGACTGGTACTAATCATAAAGATAAACATATCCCCGAATGGACTTTAAACGCCCCAAAAGATTTCTTAAAGGGATTGTTGACAGCTTATTTCGATGGGGATGGATGTATTTCAATTGATAAAAATAAACGTTCTGTGTTAGAGGCTACTGCTTCTTCTAAAGAATTATTAAATGGTATTGGATTATTACTAACCAGATTCAATATTATATCCAATATTAATAAATCCAAGAAATTATATTATAGAATTCGTATATTGTCAAAATGTTACAAATTATTTCAAAATGAGATTGGTTTTCATAATCCATATAAAAAGAATATGTTAACCGAAGTTTTATCAATAGGACTTAAAAATTCTCATGGATCAGATGTTATAGATAAAATATATTCATTTGGAGATATATTGTCTAATATAGCAACCAAGTTGTATATGAAAAATGACCTTAATCTTGCTATCAAGAATGACTCTATTGGACGAAGTTCTTTGGAAAAATATATACCAATCATGGAAGAAAAGGCCAAAGTATTATCAGTAGATATTTCTACCGAATTAACCATCCTAAAACAATCTATTGATTCTGGTGTATTATGGGATACTGTGAAAGAAATAGAATATATATATCCAGAAGGCAATGAATATGTGTATGATTTTTCCGTCAGAAATATAGAATCCTTTTCTAGTGCAGATGGTCTTATTATTCATAATACACTCAACACTTTCCATAGTGCCGGTATTGCATCACAGACGGGTATTACTGCTGGTATTCCTCGGTTCAGAGAACTAATCAATGTATCCAAGAATCCCAAGAGTTCTCTTATAAATATTGAAGTTATGCAGGAATACAATAAATCAGAGGAAACTGTTAATATTATGGCAGAATATTGTCGTTCTACGAATATCACTGATATTCTCGACACAATCTCGGTATACTATGACCGTTCATTTGTACAACCAATTAATTACTTCGTGAAGGAACCCGAGAAGATTGATTGTCCGTGGGTAATAGAATTGAAATTTTGTAAAAACTCTTTATATTCTAATAAGATTTCTATGAACACCATTACAAATGTTCTATGGATCATCAAGAATAAATACAAGATACATACTTCTATAAATCAGAATACCATATACTGTCAACTAATGAAACCAAATGAATTTAATTATGACAATATTAGATATATTATAGATGAATTATATAAGATTAAAATAAATGGTGTATCTTATGTAGAATCTGCAGAAGTTCTAGTAGATTCCAAAACTAAAAAATGTACAATTGTTGCTAGTGGCGGAAAACTTGAAGATATTATGATGATGCCATTTGTAGATCAATGTAATACTACTAGTAACAATATCTGTGATGTATTGGATTATCTCGGTATCGAGGCTACACGATACACACTATCGCATGAAATCAACAAATTATTAGAAGGAAATGGTGTGCATATTGCAAAGAGACATATAGATTTGGTAGCGGATAAAATCACGTCTTGTGGTGTCCTAATTGCATTTGATCGCCATGGTATTAGGAAATCTGGAAATTCTGGTAGTCCTGGAGGCGCTGGTAACAGTGGAATTCTTTCATGTTGCAGCTTCGAAGAATCTGTCGATACTTTGGCGAAAGCAGCAGTGTTTAGTATATCAGATTATCTGGATGGTATCACAGCTAGTTTAATGCTCGGACAGATAGCAAAAATGGGAACACACCTTAATGAAGTAGTTGTGGAATAGACATCTGGGGGTTAAAGACAAATGAAATCTGAACGGAACTGACAGAAAACTTTCCAAGTGAAATATATAATAATTGTATAATATGTTTAGATAAAATGTCAGAATTAAATTGTAATAATTGTTCTGCTAAATATCATATTAAATGTATTCAGAAAAATTACGATATTACTGAACAATTATAAAAAAAATGAATTACGTAATACATAAATAATGACAACTATCTATATTTTAAAATGTGAAAAAGAAAAATATTATATTGGAAGGACGAGTAATGTTACAGATAGAATATCCAACCATTTCACAGAATTTGGATCGGCCTGGACAAAAAAAATATAAACCATTGAAAATAATACGAGTAATAAACGAGTGTTCTTTATATGATGAAGACAGTTATACAAAAGAATATATGGCAAAGTATGGTATCGATAATGTACGAGGAGGCTGCTATGTCACTATACATTTAGATATTAGCCAGCGAAAATTAATACAAAACCAAATATGGATGGCAACTGGTAAATGTTTGCGGTGTGGTAGAAATAATCATTTTGTGAAAAATTGTTATGCTAAAACAACAATTGACGGAAATTTGTTTAGTGACGACAACGACGATATCGAATATACTACACATGTCAATTATTTATCTAAATATGAATTAAAACATATATCTAATTTTAGATGGGGGGTCTAATTTTTTAGCAACACTCGGTGGTGTATTTGGGCTCGAACAGATATTTTCCATATATCGAAAAAAATTATACAAGTTCCGCCAACTCTCAATATTCTATAATATTCAGAAATAAACTTATCCAACATTTCCATAGTAAATTCTGAATCCCAGTCCCCATACTCAGTTTGGACTGAATATTTAGTCCCATATATAGAACCATATTTCATATATAATGTTTTTTATTATCGTTTTGTATATTATTATTTTTCTTGTATGAATTCCATTCTTCTTCTGTCTTTTGAATAGACATCATATTTTTGTTGATATTTTTGTAATGAGTGTTCATACCAGTTTCATGTGAAATGATGTACGGAGGATCTGTTAATACTAAATCTATAGTACCAGATTTAATCTTTGATAAAAATGTTAAACCGTCTATATTTTTTACGTTGTTCATATATAATTTACGCAATTAAGTTTTTTACTTATGGGTCTAAAAAAACTGAATTGCGTAATACAATGGAAGACATAATCGTACGAAATAAATGGGGTCATGAAATTTGTTCTCATAATAAACATAAACGTACTTGTAAAGAATATGATGGTTCTGGAATTTGTTCTCATAATAAACATAAACGTACTTGTAGAATTTGTTCTCCAAATTCGAATGCTTTTTGTAAATCATGTAAATTATTTCAGATTACAAAATCAAATAATTATTTGTGTAATTATTGCAATCCTACTACAAATCTTCGTGAAAAAACTAAAGAAATGAAATTGAAGAGTTTTCTAGAAGAACATTATACAGTAATTCATAATGTTTCTGTAAAAATATCTGGAAGTTGTTATAATAACTTTCCAGATTTTATGATTTTTCTACAAGATAAAATTATAATTATAGAATGTGATGAAATGCACATAAAAGTTATCCAATCGATTGTGAAAATGTTCGTATGAATAATATACAGTTTTCATTGAAATCTAATGTAATCTGGGTAAGATTTAATCCAGACAAAATAAAAATCCCTATTAAATCTAAATATACTATTCTCAAGAGTTACATAGATTACTACATGAATGTAGAAGTACTGAATGAAATTGTATATCTGTTTTACTAACAGACGTACTGAACAATCTTATAAAAAAACTGAATTGTGTAAATTATAAATGGAACCAACTAGTAATGTACGACAAGATGGCCAAGGAAAACGATTTAATGACGATAAACTTCGTCTTGATCTTTGTCCAACATTTGCCCAAGAACAATATGCAAAGGTTCTCGGGGCCGGTGCAAAGAAGTATGGTGATGCTAATTGGAGGCGCGGAATGAAATGGAGTAACGTACTCGCAAGCCTTGAACGACACCTTCATGCTATCAAGTCTGGTCAAGATTATGACTCGGAAACCGGTCTATTACATTCGGCTCATGTGATGTGTAATGCAGCCTTTTTAACAGAGTATTATCATATTTATCCCCAAGGCGACGACCGGCCACACCGTTACCTTTCTCGGCCAAGAATCGGTCTAGACATTGATGGTGTTCTTTGTGATTTTGTTAAACACTACAATGATCACTTTAAAATCGAAACTGTCCCAGAAGTTTGGAACTTTGATAAAAATATGGCTACTAGAATGGATGTTTTAAAAGACAATGAAGATTTTTGGATGACTACACCGATTCTTACCAAACCATCTGACATTTCATTCGAACCAACATGTTACATCACTAGTCGTAGCATTCCACAGGCTTGGACTGAAGCGTGGTTAGAAAAGAATGGATTTCCAAATGTTCCTGTATATAGTGTTGGTTATGAATGTTCCAAGGTAGATGTAATCAAGAAGTTAAATATTGATATTTTTGTAGATGATAGGTTTGAAAATTTTGTAGAACTAAACAATGCAGGAATTTTCTGTTATCTCTTTGACCAACCACATAATCAACGATATAACGTAGAGAGTCGGCGGTTATTTACACTTAAAGAATTGTAATTTATTGTATATTGTTAATGGATAAACTAGGGTATCTTAATACGTATATAGATGATTCCGATTTCATCAACGAATACCTTCGACGAAAGTCTGTAAAAAAAGATATTGACATGGAACTAGATGTAAAAAATATAGTGTCGTTAATGAACTATCCAAATGAGGATGACCGTTCAAGACTCTATTTTAGAGGAATTAAAGTAAATAGAAAAAAATTAAAAGTAGGAACAATATTCGTTAATAAGGGTTTTACGTCTTGTACTACCAACGTAGATATTGCGTTGGATTTTAGTGACCGTTGTTGTTTATTCGTGTTTAATATACCTAAAAAATTAAAAATGTATAAAATCCCAAATTCACAAGAAGATGAAATCCTTTTACAACCAGACATTAAGTTCAAAATTACACAAATTTCCAAGAACCAACACATGTTTATGGACGTATTTGAAAATATTATTTACGTCAAAATTTCAAAGAGTAAGGCTGGTGATATAGATAGTGATTGTATATATATGTAAGGTGCGTTCATCTGTACGATACTGTCCAGTTTTTCTGATTTCTTCAATAACATCTACCAACCAATCTTGAAACTTTTCGGCAATTGGTTTGCTACTATTCATCAATAACTTGTACACACCTTTCATAGTTAACATTGTAACAGTTTGAATACATCCAAGGGTATAAGTACAAGTTATACCCTTTTGGTGTTCATTGAAATCTTTAATAGACTTGTGAATATTAGTAAGACCAAATAATTTCCAATATCCCTTGCTTTTATTAGTGGATTCTAAAATGTTCCATAGATAGTAAAATTGAGATTTTCAAATTGTTTCGAGATATCGATATACATTACTATGACTATCCAGTTCATTTAAGTACAATATAGGATCTAATAGTAAGTATTTTTTTATTTATTTCTATATATAAATGATAGATAAGCGTATATTAATTGTTTGTTCTGTAATTGTTATATTATTATTCTGTTGGTTACGTTACAAAGCCATAACCGAATCATTTGGCTGGTTCGGTGGCGACAAAGGTGATAAAGGAGACCAAGGCATCCAAGGGGTTCAAGGAAAAATGGGCCAGCCTGGTGCAAAGGGTGACAAAGGTGACGTAGGGGCTCAGGGTCCAATCGGTCCCATTGGACCGAAAGGACTTGATGGGTTAGATGGTAAACCAGGACCAAATGGCGATAAAGGTGATCGTGGTGAAACTGGTCGTGGTCTTCAAGGACCAAAGGGTGATGCCGGGACTGATGGTGCTCAGGGGATAGCCGGTCTTGATGGAAAGAATGGTATTCAGGGTATAATAGGACCAGTTGGTCCGGCTGGAAAAAATGGTATCGATGGAAAGAATGGTATTCAGGGTATAATGGGACCAAAGGGAGATATAGGGTTACAAGGCTTACAAGGCTTACAAGGCTTACAAGGCTTACAAGGCTTACAAGGCTTACAAGGCTTACAAGGCTTACAAGGACCAATAGGACCAAAGGGAGATATCGGGTTACAAGGCTTACAAGGCTTACAAGGCTTACAAGGCTTACAAGGCTTACAAGGCT